AAGCCTAGACGAATACAATAAGATCAATGTAACGCGATACTATGGGGTTGATTGGGGTATTGTTGACCCGTTCGGTATTGTGGAGGTTAAATACTACGATGGGGCTTTGTACCTGCATGAAAAGAACTACGCCTCAGAGAATGAGATTAAAGCCTCACTAACTGTTCACGAATTAGAGCAGGTTAACAAACATGAGGAGGGTTTAGTTATGTGGCTATTCCAAAGACTAGGAATACCAAAGGACGCGGTTATTGTTTGCGATGATAACAGACCGATAAAGGTTAAAGCCTTAAGAGAATCAGGATTTGACTATGCGATCACAGCAAGCAAGCCACCAGGCTCTAAGATTGACGGGGTTGCAACACTTGAAAAAATGAAAGTTTATTTCACATCAACCTCAAGTAATATCAGATATGAACAAGAAAACTATTCCCGTAAGGTAGATAGATACGGAATTGTGTTAGAGGAGCCTGAAGATGGCAACGATCATATCGCGGGTGACCCGACCCGCTACGTAGTCCTTTTCCTTAAGATGCAAGGAATAATCAAGATAATTTAAATACATTAGCGCCCAATGAGCGTTCAATGAACTTTATCCCAAGTCCAATACATAGCCTATTTAGTCGTTGGTTCAGCAAGACCCAAAATATTCTGCAATGGGGGTTGAGCGTTTTCAACACATCCACACAGTTTAACACCTATAACGACTATCGAAAGAAGTTAAATGTAGTCCTAAACAGCCCCGCAATGCTAAAGGTAATGTCATTGCAGTGCGATTTGTTTTCATTGGGGAAGGTTTGTGTGTATGATTCGAACGGTAAAAAGATAGAGGAAGACCCGTTTTTAAATCTCATTAAGCGCCCTAATCCATTTCAATCTCGCTCCCAATTTCTTTGGGATTTTATGTTTTGGAATATGATCGGTACTGATTATTGCTATGTTGATTCTCAGATAGTAGATAAGAAAACGAATAAGATGTATCATCTTGACCCTTCCAAAATGGAATGGCCTGATGACTTCCAGAACGAAGCGGATAAGCTAGTGTTCGGAGATCAGGTACTAAAGACCAGAGGTAAAATGAATATCACCTACCGTTACAAGGATGGCTCTACAGAGAGGATACCGCTAGAAAAGATCGTTATCAGCACTGATTTAACTAATGGTATAGGTAATTGGTACAAGGGAGCCTCACGGATAGACGCGCTATATAAGGTTATTTCAAACTCTGAGCATGCATTAGACGCTAAGAATATCAATGTAAGGTACTCTGGGAAGTTCTTAGTTGGGTCAAGTAATAGTTTAAACACAGTAGGATTACAGGAAACTGAGAAGCAAGACATCATTGAAAAGATGGAGGGGGATAAGAAAGTTTTCCCTTTAAAGACCTTAGTAGAGATTAAACGATTCGTTGAGAACTTAGGCAACCTGCAATTAGACCAAGCCTATCACGCTGATTACTTTATCATCGGGTCTATGTACGGAATACCTAGAGATGTACTTGAAACTAACCTAACCTCCTCAACATTCGAGAACCAGGAGAAGGCTAGAATGGCTCACGTTAGTTATACCTTACAACCAAAGGGCAACGACTTCATGGATTCACTGGAGCAATATTTTGGCTATCAGGAACAGAAAAAGAATATCGTTATCGAGTGGGAGCATTTACCCTTCATGCAGGTGTTTGAAAAAGAAAAGGCAGATCAACAGAAAGTAAAAATAGAATCGCTAATTTTGTTATTAGATAAAGGGGTTCCGATTGAAGAGGCGAATGAATATTTAAAAACTAACTTTACGATAGATGAAAGTAGACAAGAAGAAATTACTCCAGAGCCAGAAGATGAAGAAGAAACTTCTTAATGGTAACAAAGTGGTAAACAAATGAAGATAAACAAAGCGCATTACGAAAGGCTTAAGGAGCAAACAGAGTTTAAAAAGTCGGCTATTAAATATGCTGACTGTATTTCTTTTATGCCTACCGAGGAAAAAGGAGAGGCTAACAAAGCAAAGTATCCTTACGAGAATGATGAGGAGAAAGGCGTACTGAAAAGAACTATTGTTTTAAACACTTATAACTGGCTAGACTCTCATGGTGACGTACATCTTACCGGAACCTTTGGCAAATCAATCTCTGAGCGCGGAAACAAAATACCTCACTTACACGATCACGTTTTTCAACTTGAAGCCCGTGTGGGTAAGCCTATAGCATTTTACGAGAAAGAGATTTCATGGAGGGAGCTGGGCGCTAGTAAAACTGGAATGACTACAGCCCTTTTCATGGAGTCAGAAGTTAGAAGGTCATATAACGAAAAGGTTTATAACGATTATCTGAAGAACGAAATCGATCAACACAGTGTTGCAATGCGATACGTGAAGGTAGAATTAGCTATTAACGATGGAGATGAATACCCGAAAGAGAAAGCAGTATGGGATAAGGTAATCGGGTTATTGGGGAACAGGAAACAGGCAGAGGAGCAAGGGTTCTTTTGGGCTGTTTCAGAAGCCGCACTTATAGAAGGAAGTGCTGTATTATTAGGATCAAATGAATTAACACCCACGCTAGGTGGCAAAGCTCAGCCGTTTAAAAGCACTGAGCAAGAGCCGGAGCCGTCAGTTGACACTCAGAGAATGGTGCAATTAATAAATGAATTGTCAACTAAAATTAAAAATTAACATGGAAGAAGCATTGAAAGCACTTGAGTCCCTTACAAAACAATTTGAGGACTTCAAGAATAAGAATGAAAAAAACATCGGCACTAAAGTCGATAAGGAAGAAGTAGCATCGATTCAGAAGATGATCGAAACGCTCACTTCCAAAGTAGAAGGAATGGAGAAAGAGAAAGTTTCCGAGGCCATCGCTGGCATTAAGAAACTCGTAGAAGACATGGGCGCGGATGTGGCTAACCTTAAGGATTCAACCAAGAGCAAGTCTAAGCAGTACAAATCATTTGGCGCGGCTGTAGTGGCTAAGATCAAAGAGATGGACTTGCTTAAGACCGACCTTAAGAAAGGTGAGCACCGTACGCTTGTGATTGAAGCTGATGCGCGCAAACTAGCGGGTACAATGGAGACTTCAAACGTTGACGCTGTTGGCACAAACAGCATCCCCTATGAGCTTGCGGATTTCGAAACGGGCTTAACCCGTATTCAAAGACGTTCGCCTTGGCTCTTGCAGATTGCAAATACTTTCCCTATCAGCACTATGTATGCACAGTGGGCTGAACAGGAAAATCAGGATGGCGATGCAGATGCAACAGGTGAAGGATCGGCTAAACATCAAATTGATTTCGATTGGGTAGAGAAGAGTGCAAAGGTTGAGAAGATCACGGCATACATCAAAGTATCTAAAGAGGCTTTGTCTGACCTTGCAGGACTTCAAAATGAAATCGATGCAGAACTTCGCACCGAGATATTACTTGCTACTGACGCGGCTCTATTGAATGGTGATGGGGTTACTCCTAACCTTGACGGTATCTTAGCACAGGATACAGCGTATAGCGCAGGAGCTTTCGCGGCCACCATCTTGGATGCAAACCGTTATGATGTACTTCGTACGGCTATTGCTCAGATTGTAGCGGCTAACTTTATGCCTAACTACATACTTTTACATCCGGATGATGTGGCGGCTATGGATTTAAGCAAGGGTAATGATGGTCATTATGTGCTTCCTCCGTTTAAATCAGCTAATGGTGTCGTAATTTCAGGGGTTACAGTTCTTGAGAATACAGGTCAAACCACTGATAAGTTCACAGTAGGAGACTTTACTAAATTTAATGTTCGTGTACGTCAGGGTATGACAGTAGATATCGGCTTGGATGGTAACGACTTTACTAATAACCTGGTGACTATCTTGGGTGAGATTCGTTTAGTGTCTTACATCAAGGCTAACCACGCAGGCGCGTTTGTGTCTGGTGATTTCTCAGATGCTATTGCGGCACTTGAATTAACAAGCTAGTATGTTCGTAGACTCAACAGATTTCCTCGCAATTCCTTATAAGATTCCCAACCAAGAGGAGACTAGGGCGTTTGTTGATTGGATTGAAAGTGAGGAGGCTAAAATCTTGAAAGAGGTTTTTGGCCTCCCTCTTTATAATGCCTTTATCGAAGGGTTAGAAACTTCCGGAGCTATTGACCAGAAATGGATTGACCTTCGAGATGGGGCAGAGTACGATTACAGTGACTCAACCTATGAATATCTAGGTTTAGTTGACTTCCTTAAGCCTGAAATCTATTCTAGGTGGGTAGCACTGAATTACAGAAAGCTCACCACAGCGGGCGTTGTAATCAATCAGGGGGTACAAAATACGATTACCAATAACCCCGATGTGGAATTTGCGCAGTATCATAACGAGTTTGTGGTAAAAATTGGTAATATTTGTAATCAGAAAAATACGTTATACGGATTTCTTACGGTTAACGAGGAAGATTACGAGGAGGACGGGGAGGTAATATGGGTGTTCACAGAGCAGAAACTAACTAACCAGTTTAATTTATGACCAGATTTAAAACAGTTCTTTACAGTCTATTGGGGTTCTTGGTAATCCCTTTTTGTTTTTATGTGATAGGTTTCCTTATAGGGATACTTTCATTAGGGTTTAAACACTCGTTCAATCTATGGTAGTAAATGGGAAGAGGCTTAACTGTCCTACCCATTGGCATGAATTAAAAACACGACACTACCAAAGAATCATCAAGGAATGGGATACTGATAAGGATATCGCTGACCGCGATTACTTTAAGCTATTTAACATACTGACCGATAGTAAGTTTGATGCGTTCGAAGATACGATTGAGAACCAAGTAAAGATTGAAACCTCAGTAGCTTGGATTGTATTGGAGGAGTTCAGATTTAGTAAGCAGGTTCCGGAGTATTTAGAGGTCAACGGTAGGCGCGCGCACATCGAAAAGAACCTCAGAACCCTCAGTATAGGGGCGAATATCAAAGCAAGGCAGGCACTAGACTCAGGTTTTTTACTTGTAGACGATAAGGGTAAGCTAGTTAATTGCGATTGTTACTCTATGCTTGTAGCTATTTACCTACAGCCCGAACTAATGCCAACCGATAAAGGCGGGTTTAATTGGGCTAATGCGCAGAAATTAGAGAAGATTATATCGGAAATGCCTATTACAGAAATCTATCCTATAGGTTTTTTTTTGTTGAATCATGTCTACAAATATGGGCAGAAGCGCGGAAGGGGATGGAAACAAATCCTAACCAACCTCGGAAACAAGATCAGGAAAACGTTGCAGGATTGGCTAAGTTTCAAAGACTTATACCATTCTCGGACTTGGCTTTAGTGGCTGACTATGCGGAAAGGTTCGGGAAATCACCAGATAAAGTATTTGCAACCGTTAGTTTTGGTACGGTAATGAACTTGGCCACGATGTATAAAGAGAAGTCAGAATATCAGGAAAGATTTAATTATATTTGGTCAGAAATCCAAAAGAAGTAAATGACTACTATTTTAGAAGCAGTTACAGAAGCAAACACTAACGCAGGGATACGCACAATGTCCTTCGCTAATCTGCAAGAGTTTCAATCCTTCATGAATTCATTTACCTTTCAAGAGTACCCCGTTAATATTTTAGTGCCATTCACGGTCAACGGTACCACAAACATGGATACCGGAATTAGAAACGCGGTAGTTAATTTACAGGGATGGGTATTAACAAGGGTAACGGAAGACCCGAACGATTACCGGACGAAAGCAATGGAAGAGAAGTATTTAAATCCAATGCGCACACTGGCAAAGAAGTTTGTAAAGAGCATGATTAACTCTGATATAGTTGATAGAAACGTGCAAACAATCAACGACACAATAACACCAGAATATAAGTTTTTAAATGCTCAGACCTTTGGAGTTAGTTATGTTTTAAACCTTCCGATTAGGGATTCAGTGTGCTAGCTATGGAAAACAAAGACGCCTTATCTGTATTTTTTGAACGTGTAATAAATGGATTACGCGATGATGCGCAGACTAAAGGTCAGAAGTTTCCCGTTAGTTCATTAGAACACAAAGAAACAAACGAAGGCGGTCAGCTTATCGGAGCTGATTACATTAAGTATTTAATCTTCGGTCGTTCTCCTGGTGGTTTTCCTCCACCGGATAAGATGCTTGATTTTGTTCAAAAGAATCCTGAAATATACGCGCGCGCAAAACAGCAATTCAAATACCTTACTGAGAAAGGACTAGCCTACTTAATCGGTAGGAAGTTAGCGCGTGAAGGGTCTGATATTTACACAGGCAAGAAGCAAGGGATAGACTTCTTGGGAGTAATGGAAAAGAATATGCCAGACCTTTTAAAAACATTGGCACGTAATGAGGCTTTAAATATTGTTACTAACCTTCAATCAGCGATAAAATGAAACGGATAACTTTCTTTCTTTTGTTGTGTTTATTAATCAGTTCATGTACTAATAAATTCATACGCTACACGCTATTCCTAAACGTGAAAGAATATAACGATAACAAATTAGTTTCCTGTGGATATAAGAGGGTAACAATAGAACATAATGACAGCTATGTGCAGTTTTTAGATATGAGTTTAAGAAACCGAGGAGGCGTATTTATGGATTCACATCATTATCCTTATACTTACTTTTGGGAAATTAATAATTCAGGGTTAATACTTTCAACGGTAGCGGCAAATAAAAAGAGTTACATTTTATCGACTAAAGGAAAATGTTCACAATAACACAAAGACCAGAATTAACGGTAGGGCAAGACTCAACAGAGATACCATTTAAATGGAATGAGGTCGGTAACCCTATTGTTTACAAAGGACAAAGAAGAGATTTTATTTGCGTTATTCAGGATAATGGTAGCGGTAACGCGCAAATGTTATTCTTAGGTCAGGACTTAACAGCAGATTTAATTGTTAGTGACATAGTTTATTTTCAGGGGCTAGATTTATATCAAGGTAGGTTAATAGAGTTAACTAGCGTTACATTAGTAGGTAGTGATACAGAGGTAGATTTTGCAACTTCACCTGGTACTCAGGATATTCCTTTTGTTGGTGCTGACGATGCGTTTGTAAACGTTGACACGAAAGAAAATTACAGAATACAATATCAGGTTTTTAGGACTTCGGATGATGCAGAGTTAAACTCAGTAATTTTCGAATCAAGCGATAGCCCAGGATTATTTGAAATTGTTGCGGGTGATACCATTGCCTTAGAAGAGGCTGGAAATGTAATTATGAATGTGTCGCCTATAATACGACCGTATTTAATCGCTGACATTGATGCAGATTTAACTTCTATTGATACGGTTTACGATGATACAAATGCTTATGTTGGATTTTACATTAAGTATCAGGAGGTATGGAACGGGGATTCTGAAACGTTAGTAGATGATTCTGCAAATGATTTCTTTGCCGTACTTGGAGCGAGGCAAATACCGTCTGAGTTTGGAGGAAATCTTTTAGAATATACAACCCCTTACGGTGATATAGTTGGTGAGTCTTATGGGCAAGCATCAACATCTGAGGTAAGTCCTAGCCCTGGAACTTATGAAGATGCTTCTGTTTTAGTTTCACCGGATGAAACTGGTAATATTTTCGTTGAGTACTCAGTTAACATTACAGCAGGTATTGGCGTAAGTCAGATAGGGCAAGTAAATTTACTTTTAAAACTTAACGGTGCGACTGTCTTTACTTACGAGATATTAGATTTCTCAGTAACAGAGGACACGCTTACTTTCAGTGGCTCAAGTCAATTTACTCCGTTGGATTTTGGTGCTCCTGGTTTTGATGAGTACTTAGTACAGATTGTTATCGACCCGGGTTCTGGCGGGTTTAGTTCGGTGTCAGGATCGGCAGAAGTGTTTTCTTCAGAGTTGGCTAAGTTCTTAACAAAGTTTGACAGACCAAAAATGTGGAGGGGTTTTCCTTTTGTCATTAGTGCAGTGGTTGGAGAAATAGACAGTACATCAACGGTATTAGTAGAATATTTTGATGCTTCTGGTGGTGGTCTAACAAGCGGTAGCACTAGTATTGATACTTATGAAAACGGAATATTTATTTTCGATGTAACTAAAGACGTCCCTATACCGGACACAGCAACAACTTGTGTATTAACTTATAATGATTTTGGTAATGGTACAGACTTAGCTATTATAACTTGTGATGTTGTAAGTCCGTGTGAAAACCCTATAATGCTTCTTTGTCGTAACTCTTTAGGTGGGGTTATGCAATGGGTGTTTGATGGTAGTACTGAAATGTCACCAGACTACGGACAAGATCGTAAGGCTATGCGAAGGGTTTTGTTTGCTGAAAATATAAACGAAAACGAATGGAATTGCTTACAGGACTTTATAAGATTGGGAGAGGTTTATAGAAATAACATAATTGAGTTTACTTCTGAAACAATTAAGACCTCTACAAGAATAGGACATCAGGTTTACACGTTGGATAGTGAGGGTAACAAGATAGGCGTGTTAGCAATACCGACAAGAAACAGAACAGAAACCAAACAGAAAAAACATAAGTTTGAATTAGAAATAGAATACCCTGAAGAGTTTACGCCTTGACGATACTAATCTACATAAATGATCGATTGCTTGATTTATCAGGTCGTACCTCTGTGGCTTTCACTTATCAGACCGGAGGTATAGGGGATATTCGTGCAAGGTTCGTTAGTCATACAAATGAATTTCAGGTAGATAAAACAGAGAATAATACAAAGATTTTCGGCTATGCTGATAATGTAAAAACAACTTCATCTATTCCATACAGAAGAGGAACAGCTAAAATATTAATTGATGGGTTACAAGTTCTTAAAGGTTTTGCTTTTCTTAGGGAAAGCTCTTCAACGTTTAGAATATCTGTTTTTGAGCAGACAATCGATTTTTTCAGCCTTATCAAAGATATTCCTTTAACTGATTTAGATTTCGGGGATTCTCCTGTCACATGGGATGCGGCCTATATCGATTCAGTAAGGGCGGCTAGTAGTGGAATAGTATCAGCAGTTATTCAATACGGTAATATAGATTCATTACTAGCAACGCCAGAAATAGGCGATTTTCATTTACCTTCAGTTTATTATAAAACTGTTTTCGATGCAATATTCGAAAATGCAGGGTTTACCAAGTCTGGTAACGTTCTCACGGATAATAAATACACACAATTAATACTGCCATACCAAGCTATTGAGTGGCCTGGTTCTTCTTTTACTATGGATCAGTTAATGCCTGACCTTACACAAGATCAGTTTATTAGGCACTTCTCAATGGGATTTGGGGCTATGTTTCGTGAATCAGATGGGGACATACAAATTAGACAATTCGAGGAATTAATTAATGATAGGTTAAATGCTGTTAATTGGACTGATAAGAGAGCAACAAATTTACCCGATAGAATCGTTTACGGGTTTAGTAATTATGCTCAGAGGAATATTTTTAATTATGCTAATGATTTATTAAGTGGCTCAATAGACATAGATAACGAAAATCTAGAACCTGAAACAACGATTTACCAAAGTGAATTTAATGCGACAACAAATAACGATTTTGATTTAGGTAATGGATCTTATTTATTGAGAGGAGATGTTATACCTATATGGGATACGCCCTCTATCGGCACAGGAGGAACAACGGTAATAACAGATTTTCCACCAACACAAGCGTTTGATAATGACCCAGAGCCTACTCTTGCGCTAGTTAGATCAAAGTACACACCTGAACCTGCTATTCTATTCGATGGAAATTCAAGGACTAATTACTTGGTAGGATATTTTAATAACACGGATGGAGGATTACCTGAAAATCAAACCACTTTAGCGTGGGATCAAACAAGCTCTTTATCTCCTTTCGCGGGGATAGGGTTGTTAAATTTGTATTATCCATCACTTCAAGACCGGATTTCAAGAGCTAAAACTATTGAACGTTACTATTACTTAACTTTGTTAGACATAGCTCAGTTGGACTTGTTCCGGTTGGTGTACGATGACGGGGCTTATTATTTCATAAATAGAATCGTTAATTTCGTACCAGGGAAGGTTACTAAAGTAGAATTATTCAAGGTTTGATATGGCAGATAAGATAACTCAGGAAGTTTTGATTGACATCGACATCGAACAAGATGATGCGGCCTTTACCAAACTAGCTAATTTAAAAGGAACTATCTTAGGTTTAAAGACCGAACAACAAAACCTAACAAAGGCATTAAAGGAGCAGACTATAACTCAAAAGGAATATAATTCTGAGATTGTAAGAGTAGAAGCGTTACAGAAACGAGCATCAGCAGAATACAATAAAACTCAACGTTCTGTAACTGGTTTAAAAAACCCTTTCGATAAGTTAAACGATTCAATAAAAAATCAAACTAAGTTACTAGGTGGCGCTGTGCCTGCTTTAGATCGTGTTAGTGGTGGAGCCGCAAGCGCGGCAACTGGAATCTTCAGCATGGTAAGGGCGGCTGGAGCTTTCCTTGCTACCCCATTAGGATTGGCTCTTGCGGCTATATCTGCTTTACTTGCCCCGTTCGCTACATTCCTCTTCAAAAGTGGTGAAGGTGCTGATATTCTTAACAGAGAAATGGAGGGCTTTAGGTCTGTACTTGATAAGGTTAGAGCTAAATTAATTGAAACAGGGAAGGAGCAAAAAGGATTTTTTGATGGATTGATTGAAGGTATAAAAGATTCAAATCCGGTATTAAGGGGATTGATTGAATCTTATCAAGGACTTGCGAAAGAAGGAAAAAATTATGCCGATGTGCTTGATAACCTGCAAGACTCTCAAGAGAATTTTTCTATACAAGCGGCACAAGATGAGAATCAAATAAAAAGGTTATTACTTCAAGCAAAGAATAGGACGTTATCAGAGAAGGAAAGAATTGATTTACTTGAAAGAGCTTTATCTATCGAGTCTGCTTTAGTCGTTAAAAGAACTGCTTTTGCACAAGATGAATTGTCTGCCATTGTAACTAGAAATGAGTCTATACTTGCGGGTGTTGGGATAGTAAGGCAAGCGGGGGAAACTCAGGAAGAATTTATATCAAATAACATTAACGCAATAAGGGATTTTGACGAGGATTTAGCAACATCATTAATCAATTCTGTTAAAAAATTAGAAGAGGCAAGGTCTAGCGGTATAGCTATTGAGGAAAAGGCGCAAAACCAACTTGATGCTATACAAGAAAAAGCAGAAAAAAAGAAAGAAGATAGATTAAAGAAAGAGTTTGACGATTCAGAAAAACAAAGGAAGCAAAGAATTGAAGATTACGAGGCTAAGCTAAATGTTCAAGAAAACGAATTAATTACCGATCAAGAGAAGGCAGATTTTGACATTGAGTTAGATAATATTGTTAAAACAGGACTTGAGGCAAGACTTAAAACACATGAGGACAATAAAAAGAAAACCCTTAAGGCTTCATTAGAATTTGAGAAAGGAGTTACACAAGCGAGGATAGGGCTTGCCGGACAATTAGGGGTTGTTTTAACACAGCTTGCAGGAAGGAGTAAGATATTAGCCAGTGCGGGTGTTATAATTGAAAGAGCGGCCGCTATTGCTTCCGTAATTGCAAACATTGGAGAGGCTAACGCAAAGGCGATAGCAATGTCACCGCATACTCTAGGACAGCCTTGGGTAGGCATAAACACCGCGTCAGGGCTTTTAAGTATTACGAGCATACTAGCATCAGCAACTCAAGCCGTATCAGCAATTAATTCCGCGAAAGGATTTGCCACTGGTGGAAAGATTGAAGGCCGTTCGAATATAAGGAGATCAAACGGGGATGATGTTTTGATAACAGCCAAGAGGGGTGAGGTAATCCTAAATGAAAGGCAACAAGCCGCGCTAGGGGGATATAATACTTTTAGAAAAATAGGAGTACCTGGATTTGCTACTGGTGGTATTGTTGGCAACGAAACAAGGATAGCCACAGCAAACGCAACGGCTCAACTAGATTTCAATCAGTTATTAAGCGGAATAAACAGAGTTCAAACCATATTAGTCCTTGAGGATTTCCAAGCTAAAGAAGCAGAAGTAAGCAACATTAACAGACGTGCAACCGTTGTTGGATGACGAAACTAGAATTTATGAAACTTTACGGGGCAATAGGTGCTGAAAACGGCTGTATTGAACCGGATACTTTTATGAAATACGTGCGTTATATGTGCTATTTGGACTATAAAACCAAAGGCAAAAGC